TCAACGCCACATGACTTTGCGAAGTCCGTGTTTCTTAGTGCCAAGCCTCAAGTACTCCGGGCGATGGCGCACATAACCCGGTGGATCAACGTGAACGTGTTTGAAGACATGGTCGGTTGCGACGGCGACCTTCATGCCTGCAAGCTTAGCTCGCCAAAAGAAGTCCCAATGCTCCTCGACCTTGAGCTCTTCATCCCAGCGAATCGCTTGTAAGATGTCGCGATAAGCAACGAAGCAGTTACCGACATAATCACAGCGAGCGATCTTGTCATGCCAACGATATGCTCCAGAGTAGATTCGCATCACACGATCTCGCGAGGCGAGCATTCGGGGGCCTTCTTCCGTATTGCTCATGCCAGAAAGTAAATCTAGGTCTGGGTATCGATCGAGCTTCTCAACGAGCTCAGCAAGTCGGGTTTGTTTCGTGATGATGTGATCGTCATCCGTAAAGACAACCACGGGAGAATCGCCCATATCCAGCAATCGATTGCGACCTGCCGATAGCCCAATGTCGTACTCGGTCTCAACGAGTCGATCGACCTTTGCGGCTTCGTCTGGACAGCACTTTGAAAATCGCAAGTCCGGTCGCCCGTCATCGATCACATGGATCAACGGCCTGTTCTCACCGCACTGCTCATAGATCGAGCGGACGAGCGTGGCACAGCAATGTGGACGATGGATCGTCTTGATACAGAATGTTACTCGGTCACGCATTGACGATCCCTCCTCCTGGATATCGCATTGAATGAAAGCCGTGTTTGCGAAGTCCCATCGCTCGAAACTTCGGTCGACCTCGAAGATCACCATAGGGCTTGGCTCCCACATGGGCATGAACCACTGAGCAATCGACAGCCACAGCGATCGCCAGTTTCTCGATTCGACTGGCTCTGTAGAAAAACTCCCAGTGTTCGTAAGTTTTGATCGCGTCGTCCCAGCGGATACGTGCAATGGTGTCGCGTCTGGCGAGAAACGCATTGCTGACCATGTCGCACCAGCAAACCGGTCCAATGCGTTTGTATTCACCACGATGCATCCAGATTCGTTTCCCGTTCATGAGCGGGCTGAGCATCATTGGCTGGCCACCTCCGCCTTGGCGAACGGCGAGGATGTCGAGATTGTGTTCGTTGAATCGCTGATAGACGCGATCAAGATGTAGATCGGGAGTCACGATCTGGTCATCGTCGAGTAAGAAAACCAGTTCGGTCTCGGCGGCATCGATCGCCGTGTTGCGTCCAACTCCCACTCCCACATCGTGCTTATCGAGATCAATCACACGGCAATGCTTGGCGGTCTCGGGATATTTGGCCGAGAATCGCAATTCTGGTCGCCCGTCGTCCACGACGACTATCGTTGGCGAGTCGAACTCTTTACGCAACGATTCGACAAGCCGATGGCATGCCCAGGGGCGATGGATCGTCTTGATGCAGAAAGTGATTTGGTCGATTGGTAGATTGCTTGTCATGGGCGAACTCACGGATTGGTGATCATTTGGATTAGCTTCATGAAATGTCGAAAGTCTTTACCGCGATTGGCTTGGAGCTTCATTCGCAGAACAACATCCAGCGGTGCGACGTTTCCGAGTTCGGAGATCAAGGAGCGATCAAATACTGCGTCGAAATCGCTCGGTAAAAATTCTCCGAGCTGATGTATGAAATCGAGCTTCGGCTTGCAGGCGATTCGGGTCGAGTGCTGGATGCCACCACGTCCGTTGTCTTCACCTCGAGTCCATACCTTTTGATGGTTGCGACAGACGTGATTCACGAGAGCGTCCCATTCATCAACGGGGATGGTTGGATCGAGCCACGCATCAATGTCGCGCTGCCCCCAGTTGAATCCGTGAAGCTGGATCGCCGTGGAACCGACAATCAAGTAGCGGTGGTTTAGTTCTCCGAGAATCGCGATCGCACTCATTAGCCGAACTTCCTCAATTCTGGATTCACGTGAGCGATGGCCGACTCGAGTTCTTCCTCTGTGGGGTGAATGCCAAGGAATTCAATTAGTCTTGCGATGCCAGCAGCCGGATCTTTTGTTAGCTCTGCGAAGTCAACCCGAAGCACAGGGACTTTCGGATTCGCCTTGATGAACCGCTCTCGATGTTCCAAGAGCGATCGTTGCAGTCGTTCGCAAGCCGCATCGTCGGCAGCGAACCATTGACCACGATGTTTGTTGCTGCGATCCTGAAGCGAACGGATGGAGGCTTCGATGGGTCGATCAACTGCGATGATTCGAAGAGAGTCGCCCAGGCCGGCGTACAAGTGTTCTGTGAATCTGCAAAGGTGCGGATACTTGGCCCCTGCGACCGTCCTGTCACGATTGGCTTCGGTCTTGCGACCAACGATCCAGCTTTTGAGTTGTTTCGTAAGCTGCCCATCGCCGACCTTGGGATCGATCGCTGGGAATCGCATGACACTCTCACAGAGTTTGGCGAGCCCGATCGCTTCGCCACCTCCGGTCGCTTCATAGCCACCGAGTTCGTTACCCATGTGAACGCCAAGGTGATGCATGACCATCGCGACGCAGGATGTACCGGATCGGTGTGGACCGAGTACAGCGAAAAATGGAGCGTCTGAATGGTCTGCGTTGCGTGCGTCATTGAAGAATCGGGTTTGCTCCCACTTCCGTCCGCAGATGTTGGACTTGGTTGGTAGCTGTCCCACGAGCCAACGATCGGGTGTGTAAACGGCGAGCGATTCTTTATCGACCGTTTTCGACTGGACCATCATCTCGTACCTGCGTTGCGTGAGGCGACCAAGGTGATGATCGATGTGATGCTTTACATGCCACTCGTTCCAGTTCAAATGACGATATAGGGTTTTCATTGCCAATCGACCTCGCACCATGAATGCATGTGTGCGGTTGACATTGAACGGTCTGTAAACTCGCTCGCTGACTTTCTGTGGCGGATGTTTGCCAGCGTAGAGATGCTGACCTCCGAGATATGCCAATCCCCAGTCGTCCGGAAGCTCGGCGACATACTGCTGTAGCTGCTTGGTGAATTCAGAACCGAAACCAGCGTCGTCTTCAAAGACAACATACGAATCGATCCCTTCGAGCAAACACTTCTCAAGGATGAGCAAATGCGACCGATAGCATCCCCAGGCACCGTTTCCAGCTCGCCACTGCGGGGGCGTTGCCAATCGCCGGCCGTCGATGGCAGCGAAACGTTCGGGCTCAGGAAATGGCCACGGATTTGGCAATTGATCCAGCCACTCACGCAGCCGATCGTCGCGTCGATCTAGGTTCATCAGGAAACATCGTTCAACGATCTTATTCGTCGTCGGTGTCGTCAGTGTCGTTGTCGTTTGGCTCGGGTGCTCCGTCTGGGAACTTGCGTTCGAAGCGACGGATGGCTGTGATGACCAGCGACTTTGCGATGATGCGAGTAAACTTCCCACTTGGTAATCCTCTCAATTCGGCTTCTTCTAGTAACCATTCCACGATCGTGTCGAGATTCTGTCGGCAACCTTCGGGCCCCCAATCGTTCATCGTGTCGGCGCGTGTTTCGCACTTGCACGAATCACTTGGTCGAGCGAACCAAGCGAGCATCTTTTTGAGCTCGTTCCCAGGCCCGGGGCGAAAGTCATTGATTCGAAAGCTGACGGGCTCTTCACCCGTCGGCTTGTACTCGTTCATCAATTGGCGAAGCTCAGCGATGGGCTTGCCGAGTCGCTTGCGATGAACGATGGCCATTCCGAGCGTCACAACATTGACTGCTTGCGGATTGGGATCTTGCTGGCAAGCTTCGCAGGCCTTCGCCGAAGCGAGCACCTTGCATTCGGCGACCTGGGATGCAACTCGGCACTTGTTGTCCGGAGTGAGGCGCGGGCAATGGATCATGCAGCCACCTCCATCACTGCGCCGTCGTAGCGGCCGGAGCCCTCGGGTGGTTCTGGGCTTTCACAGTCGGAATCCAACAGTTCCCAGCCGCATGACCAGATCCAAGTGCTGTTGCAACCGCTGCTGGAACTTCCTGGCGGTGGTTCGCTTGGTGGCTCCGATCCGGAGGTGCTTGGCCTGCTACCGTCGGATTCTGATGGGTTGTGCGAATCGGATGGATTGGAGTCCGATGGCTGTGAATCGGAATTGCTGTCGGATGCGCTATCTGAGTTGCTGTAGGATGCACTGCCTGACGGGTGATGACTTGTTGAGTAGCTATAACTCGGATCATCGCTGGTGCTATACGATGGCCGATCGCTACTTGGATCTTCGCTTTGGCTCTCCGATTCGCTACGGCTGGTCGATTCGCTAGTACTCTCCGAAGTGCTTTCAGAAGTACTTGTGCTACCTGATTCGCTCGTACTCGCTGAACCGCTGCCGGAGTAGCTGGGTCGGCTAGTACTGTAGGAATCGCTACCCGAATGCGATTCGCTATCAGAGCCGCTCTCCGATTCTGATTGGCTTTGCGATTCACTCCCGCTATCACTCGAAGATTCAGGGACGCTAGTACTGATCGATCCGCTGCCGGAATGTGATTCGCTTTCGGAATTGCTTTGGGATTCGCTATTGGAACTTGCGGAATCGCTATCGCTGGAATCACTGCCGCTCGAATCGCTATGGCTTGCGCTCGATCCACTTGAGTAGCTTGGCGTTGAATAGCTCGGATGCGACGTCGATCTACTCTCGCTGGTCGATTCACTCGATGCCGATTCTGAATCGCTTGATTCTGATTCACTCGATTTAGAATTGCTTGAATGGGAATCACTGGAATCGGATTCGCTCGATGTAGAATGGCTGCTCGATACACTAGGCAGACTGTACGATTCGGATGACTTTGAATCTTCGGAACTTGAGTCATCAGAGCTGGAAGCGGAAGAGTCGCTGGATTCGCTATCGGCACTGCTGGATGGGGACACGGACGAGTGGCTGCTCGAAGGCTTGGAATCCGAAAAACTTGATGACGATTCACTTGGCGAACCACTCGATGAATCGCTGCTTGAGCCACTCTCGGAGGAATCGCTACTTGAGCTTGATCCGCTGCTCGCCGACGAACTGCTATCGGGCTCACTGTAGGATTGGCTCGATTGGCTTGAATCGCTGCTTCCAGAGGAACCGCTACTGGACGAATCAGAACTCGATGATTCGCTGCTCGAGGAATCGCTGCTGGATGAATCACTATCTGATGCAGACGAATATGACAACGAGTTGGACGATCCGCTAGAGCTAGATGAACTCGACGAGTCACTTGAGGAGCTGGATGATGACGAACTCGAGCTTGGCGAACTGCTACTCGACGACGATGACGAACTGCTGCTGAGGCTTATGGATGAACTGCTTGCCGATCCGCTGCTCGAAGAAGGTGAAGACGAGCTGCTCGAGCTTGGCGAGCTACTACTGGAGGAGCTCGGCGACGACGAATTGCTCGACGAAGAGCTAACCGACGAGCTGCTTGAAAGACTGCTCGACGGACTGCTGCTCGATGAAGATGAGTCAGAACTGCTACTGGACGATGAGCTGATGCTCGATGACGACGAACTGCTAGACGAGCTTGAGCTACTGCTGGAGCTTGAACTAGAGCTCGATTCGCTGGAACTGCTTGAACTCGAACTGCTCCCGTCGCAGCATCGGCAGCCGATGGTTAGATAAGCGGAGGTGTCCTCATGGAAATGGCAAACAATCTGTTGGCTTGCGAGCAATGCGTAGTCGCAGACGTTGTAGACGGCGACCTTCACGCCGATTGGCGACCAAGCACCTCCGGCGTAACGTAACTCGCGAGCCATGCCCCATGACTTAGATTTGATACGACCAAGTGGTTTGCAGAGCAACGTTTGTTTGGGTGGATCGATAATCCAAGATCGGTTGCCATCGTAAGTGACGTTGAGATACTGGCCATCGTCATACTGCGTCACCGGGCCACGGATACGCTGAATACTCGGATTGCGTGCGATGATGCGAACCGAGTTACCGTTCGGTTTAAGGACGGTTTCAATCAATCCAGAGTCATCAAGCCGGTAGAGTTCACAGTTGGCAGAACCAGTCGTTAAACCAGATCGACCTGGAATTCCACCGCTCGGTACCTTTATCAGGAATGCTGGATCGGCTGGCTTACCGACTCGAACCACAGCCCACTGAACACCCGATTGATTTGGTTCGCGTCGCCACAGGATTTGAGCCGATCCATTGGGCTTCGATTGGAGAGTCGTTCCTCCTGACTCGGCGACATCAGCATATTGATGCCAGGTCTCTTGAACGTTCACCCGAGCAGCCACCACGCCTGCAAATACGACGCGTCCGACTTTATCTTCGGCAATCGGTTCAATGGCGACGCCAAAGCGACCCGTGTGGGATTCAGCGTTAGGCCGGACCGATTGGATCGTGGCATCGCGAACGAAACGAGCGAGGTCCATTGGGCCTTCGTCTGGATCGCCTAGTGGGGCGTTGAAACCTACAATTCCACCGATGGGCACAGTGGTCGCACTTTGGTAGTGCACGCGAACCGTGGCAGCGTCGCGAACGTGGGTGCGATTTCCTCCGCCACCCGAGAGTCGATCACGAGCGATGGCATCGGCCGCTGCCAGCAGACGGTTGTATTCCGCTGCCGTGATATTGAGTTTCTCTCCTGGTCGAACTCGCCTCGCCATTACTCGATCCCCAATGCGTTAAAGTTCGCTTCGGGGTAAACCTGCTCGACGTAGGCCGCTTCAGGAACTTGCAAGACTCGATCGCCAACAACCTCTTCGCCATGTTTAACCCAGAGGTAGTCCCAACCTCGCTTGGCGACACCGTTGATGTTTCCAACTCGCAAGTTCATCTCATTGGGACGAGCCGCGAAGTGATAGGTCACATCAACCCAGTTCTGTTCGTCCTCGCCACCTTCGCCACCTAGGAACAATGCTTCACCTGGAGCGAAGATCGACCAGCCTGTCGAGTTGACTCGCCCTGTCATGGCTACCATCGCGAGAAGGTATTCGGTCGAGACAAACTCAAACTTCTTGCGGACCGAGAACTCGAAGGCAGGAACGGTCACGTCGACGCCGGCTACGCCCGAGTCACTTACACCGATTGCACCGCGATAGTTCGGAGGTATCTTTCCAGGCGCGGCATAGATTCCACGTGTGAATAGGGATTGATTGAGATGAGTCGATGCTCCAGTCGTATTAAATGAGACTGGATCGAGCTTCGTCTTGTTGATTGACACATTGACAAGAGCATGCTTTTCATTGATGTACTCGCCATCAACTTGCAGATAAGGAACCAAGTCTCGTTGCGTCGCTCGATAGTACGCATAAACGGCATCCGCAGCGCCAGCCGGATCGACTGAGCCACCGTTGGTGCCGACATAGACAAACGTGTCCGAGGTCGTCTTGCCACGTGTCGCCTTTTTGGAAAGGGCAGCCAGTTCGAAGTTGTATCCACCGCTTGAGAATCCCATTAGCTGAATACGAAGCCTCCTGTGCGTGCGCGTTCGGCAAGCTGAGATGTATTCTCAGCCGTTTGAATGATGGCTCGCTTCACATCGTCCGAGAGACCTTCGCCGGCAACTTGTGGCATTTGCAGCCTCGCAACGCTTTGCGATAGTGCAGCATCGAATTCCTCCAAACGCACCCGAACCGCTGCAAAGGAGGCCATGATCGATTCGAGATTGAGCGAAGGTTCTTGATCGTCAACCGTCGGTTCTATGAAATCCTCGGGCGACGATACTTCAGCGTCCACTGGCTGCAGACCGAGTTCCGGTTCAACTTCTGGAACTTCAAGTTCTGGATCATTCGCGTCCGCACCGGCATTCACATCAGCATCGACGCCATCCGGATCGACTTCGTTCCTTTGATCAGGAGGCTCGATCACGGGAATGAGCGATGCACCACTACCAAGACCGAGTCCACGACTATCGAAGTTTCCAGCCGCTTCTGTTTTCTCCGTCGGCTCTTCGGGGCCATCGGAGAATCGATCCATTGAATTTTTGGCAGACCGATCCAAACCAAGCTTAAGATCCTTTTTCTTGGGCGGCTTCAGTTTTGGATCTTTGATGCCATCCACTTCAACCTTGGGAACCTTCAGTGCGCCGGACTTCGGCGGATTCGGCATCTCTGGAATCGGAAGACCAGGCTCTTTAGCGGGTGTTGGTTCTTGGGGTTTGGCTGCGTTGGCTGTTTCTACAGCCGCATCGAACTCCGCTTGAGCTGCGGCTACTTGCTGGTCACGCTCCTTGGCACGATCTTCTGGCGACTGGCGACCGGCTTCGCGGGCAATGCGAGCTTCCTCACGCATTTGATCAAGAGTCTTTTGAACGCCAGCGGTGGTGTCATCGATAGTCTTTTGTCGCGTGAGACCCGCCGCTTCGTTTTGCTTGAACTGCTCCTCTTTGGACGCATCAACGGTTTGGTTCTTGGCTTCGGTCTCCTGATCGATGACCGCCATCTCGCCATCAATGTCGCGACCAGCGCGGGCCTTGCGACGTTCCTCAAGTTGCTGCTTAATCCCTTCCTGCATCTGAACACGATTGGATTCGATCTGTTGCTTGCGTGCGTCGCGTCGCTTCATGCGATCGGCGATGGCTTGCTGTTTCTTATTTTCTTCAGCTTCGTCGGCTGTTCGAATCTCCTTGTCGATCTTGGCCATTTCAACTTCGACATTCACATCGTCATCGAATAGCGATTTCAGCTTGATCCAGGCCTTGCGCAGAAAGCCGACGGTCGAGTTCCACATCGATTTGACTTGGGCGACGAACACCGACCATGTATCAGCGAGATAGTCGATGGTTTCGACCCAGGCGGTCTCTACGCCTGCAAGCGCATTGATGAGCACGCCACCAATCTGCACAGAAACATCGCCGGCTATATCCACCAGCTCACGCAATCGAATGAATCCCTTTTTCAGAAATCCGATTGTCGAGTTCCACCCCTTCTGTACCGAGGTCGTGAGGATTGTCCAACCATCGGCCATGAAACCGAGCGTCGCATTCCATACGCTTGCAAGTCCTGATAGGGCACTGATCAGCACATCGCCAATCGCATAAGCGGTGTCGCCCCAAACATCGGACAGGTAATTGGTGAAGTCGGCCCACACTCCTTTGAGATAGGTTGTGCCTTTGATCCACTGGAGCTTGAGATAAGTCCACAGAACGTTGGCCGCTGCGGTGATGTCGCCGGCAGCCAGTGCATTGGCGATCGCACCAAAGGCTTTGATCGTGTCAGCCTTCAGCGTTTCGAAGACGCCTTTCAAATACTCGATCGCTTCGCCAGCGATGCCGGATGAGTAGACGAAGTAGGCACCCAGTGCGGCAACTGCAGCGACAACAAGTCCGATAGGTGTGAACAGAGCGCCGATCATGGTTACCAGGACACCGATCGCGGTTCCTACTAGTGAGAACATCGAAGCTAGCCCACCAACAGCGAACGCGGCCACACCAGCAGCGCTGCCAATACCGATGAAAGCCGCGCCGACAGCAACGACGCCGGCAACGATCAGCGCGACTTTCTTGACAACTTCCTGGTTCTTGCCGATCCATTCAATCAGACCGGAGAGAGCCCGAGAGATTGCGTTCATCATTTTGGTGACCGAGAGGTCCAGCGATTCACCAATCGCAATGGCCACGCCCTCGATCGAGCTTTTCAGGATTCGAAACGCGCCACCGATCCCTGCATCCATATCGCGTGCGGTCTTGTCGGCGATGCCATTTGACTTCTTCAGGTCGGCAAGCAGCTTCTTGGTGTCGGTGACCGTCTTTCCAATGGCCGAAGCACTGGTAATGCCCATCAAACCGAAGACTTCGTTAAAGGCTTGGGCACGATCACCGCTTCCCATGTTGGCCGATGCAGCGGCAACTTCGCCAAGAATGTCGACTAGGTCGCGTGCATTCCCTTGGGCATCCTTGGTCGCAACGCCGAATACCTTTTGAAACTTCTCAGACTCTGCCGCGCTCAGAGTGAGTAATCGACGTAATGCTGTACCGGCTTCACTACCCTGAATCCCGAGGTTTCCGAGCGTGCCAAGAACGGCAAGCGTTTCTTCGAGGCTCATGTTGGCATCGGCTGCCACAGGACCGGCGTATTGCAACGCTTCCCCAAGCGACTCAACCGAGTTGAAGGACATGTTGGCTGCTGCGGTCAATCGATCCGAGACTCGCACAGCATCGGTTGCTTCCAAGCTGAATTGACGGATCGTGGCTGACATGATCCCAGAGCTAACGGTTGCATCCGTCCCAGTGGCTCTTGCTAGATTCATGACCGCGCCGGTCATCTCTTCAATCTGCTTGGGTGAGAAACCTGCTCGACCGAGTTCAGTCATCAGAGAAGCGACCTCACTGGCCGAGAAACTTGTTGTGGCTCCCAAATGCTTTGCTTTGTTACGCAGCGATTCCAATGTCGCGCCGGTTGCATTGGCAGCTGCGCCTGCGGCCCGAATCGCATCATCGAAACTGGTATAGACTGCCAAGCTGGCTCCCACAGGTGCGGCGGCGGCAACGCCAAGGCCAGTGAGCTTGGTGCCGACCAGTCGCGTGGACGCCCCGAACGATTTGAGCCGCTTTTGCGCAGCTTCGAGTCCCTTGAGGAACTGGGCACTCCTCGCGGTCAGCTCGACGTATGCTCCTCCGGCTCTGACTTGCGACATGGCGATTCTGACGTTCTTGGTTGAAAGTTAGCACCGAGCATCGCAGCTGCTTGTTCAACAGTTCCGCGAGCAACGATTGGCTTTTGGTCTGCGTAGGGATTGAAGTCGTCGGGCTTGAATGGCTTGCGACGTCTCTTACGATCACGGTTCATCTCGGCCATCAACGCCATGATCGTGCTCGCGACATTCCAATCGTGTTGGCGTTTGGCCTCAGCCATCAGCACAAGTTGGCGAAGTGTTAAGGGACCTGGATCGACTCCGACGATGCCGGCAAGTCGGACGATGAGTCGTTCAATGTCGGCACAGCGAGCTTGCGTTCGAGATCTTCTACGAACTTGTCGACCAAGTTCGGATCGTCCAGTCGCTTCTCGATCGCACTGATCCCCCGTGTCTCGATCAGCTTCTGCTTCTCGGCCGCCTTCCGCAGAAGACGGCGTCGCGACTCCGGGAAGTAATTGATCAGTGCTTCGAGGAGTGCACCGGTGGCATCGTCGATAGAATTGCCAGCGAGCCCCTCGCCGAAAGCTTCGTCGGTGATCTGCTGCTGGTCCGCTTGCGGCTTGCAGATTGCAAAGAGCACATCGCCCAGGAGCAATGGATCGGTCGAGAGTCGCGTGATCAAATCACCATCGATTGCTTCAAGAAGATGCACTCCGGTGAGAGTCTTCACGCGGCGCAGCGTCGTGTTGTCGATATCCACAATCCAAATGCGACCGGCGCGGTCAACGAACTTCTGCATGATGCCTCCCTGAGTATTATGAATCCTCTAAACCAACCACAACGACAGCGATCAAGGACCAGCCAAGCCCGGTCCCACATTCATGCCACCACCGCCAGTCGATTGCGTTGGTTTGAGAGTCACATCAGCCGAAATGACCTCCTCCAAGTTCTGGTTGACATTGAAGGTCATAACTTCGCAAGTCAGAGTGAGCGTTCCACCGGCATCGCTAATACCGACATCACACGGATCACCTGAACTCCATAGGCCTTGAAGCATGCCAAAAGCAGAGTCACCCTCTTTATTGAGGACCGTGAACTCGATGGATGCGTCCTTAAGCGTTCCCACAGTCGCACGCCAACCGTTGTTCGCGCGAGTACTGGCATCCGCTTCGGCCTTCTCGAGGCTGACGGTCAAATCCTTGACGTTGGTGATCTCGGCACCGTCGATGGTGAGGACGGCTTCGAGACCAAGTCTTACTTCTGGCATTGTGAATGATTCCTTTTGACGAACTTTTACTTGACTGAGTTGGCCCAGAACGTGGGGAGCCGACTCCGATTGGCTTCCAGAGCCGGCTTCATGAATGGTCGCTTGGGATAATGGCGAGGCTTGTTGTCACTGCGCCGTTCGTTCTCCTCGACAATCAAGCGAGTTGCTCGGTTGGCTTGCGCCGCAGATCGCAGTTCGATCCTCGCAAACTTGGTCTTGCTTCCGTGTTGTATGGCACGGATGGGACCATGCTCGCCAACCTTGAATCGATGCGGCTTGAGCTTTCGACGCTTGGTTGCCACGCCACCGAATTCATGCAAGTTCCAAATCCGTCCAGCGATCTCGTTCACAGGACCGATTGCGACAACGGTTCGGTTGTTGGTGACGTCGTACCGAATCACTCGCTTGAGCATGCCTGTTTGCGTGTGCGGCGGGCTCCCGGGCTTGGATGCCTTTTTACATTTCCGAATGCTCCGCTTGGCTGTCTTTCGAACTGCACCGCCGGCCTCGCTCAGAGAAGTGAAGGTTGCTGTTTCCGCCTTCTTCTTGAGCTTTCGCTTATCGAATTGAGTTCGGACCGTGATCTTGATCATCGCGCCAGTTCAAAGGTTAGGGTCAACAAGCTTGTAAACTGACGCAGTTGTTCCCAGTGTTCGCTGGAGTACAGAACGGCATGCTCGGCCTTCACGCAGCGAGCGGCTTGAAATGAATCGAGCCTTTTCAAGCGAAACTCGTCGGCAATTTTTTCCACAAGATCAACCAGCGGATCGATCTCCTCGTTGGTTCCCTTCGAAAACTTCTTCTGCACCGCGACATCAACCCGGCAGTGGTACTTGTTGTGGGCGCGGTCGTGAGGGAATAGCTCAACATCGCGAGGCACAACGGTCACGCGGAGTTCTTTCATGTCTTCGAGGTCGAAGTTGGGAACGTACATCCGCTCGGCAACGAAGTCAAAATCGAACTCAGCGGCATTGAGCTGGGCGGTGACACTATCGGCAACTTGTAAAACTGTCGTCATGACGGATGGGATTCGATCTGTTTGGTGTGAATGCGGAGTTTCAAACGGAATGGGTCGCTGTAGCGCCAAGGTGGGTCGCCACCAAGGGCCATCACTTCAAAGATGAAGGTGTGGTCGCCATCGATCTCCACGATGGTGTCACCGCGGCGTGGCAACGTTCCGATAATCGAGGAAAGTAGGGCATAGGTATCGATCAGAAAATCACGGACTTGGCTGCGAGTCACAATGCCTTCGCCATCGTCCTGGTCGTACATCGACTTGCCAATCGTTGCTTGGAGAGTGGCCCCCAGCTCTCCTCGGCGATATACGACCTGACGAGATGCGTGTTGGGTGAGTTTTGAGGCAAGCCACTCCTGGCCGTTCTTCAGTAAATCGCTCATTTGTTTGGAACAACTCCCAGCGTTCGCTCAACAATCCACTCCAATCGTCGCCAGAACTTGAGTCGATCAAGCAGTGGATTGAGCAGGTCAGTCATCACGCAGTACTTCGATTCAAATGGATCAACGTGATGTTGTGCGTGATGCTTTGGAGATTGCAACAAACCTATCGATTGCAGTGCGTCGATCCATGAGGCGACCTTTCCCTTGCTATGAGCCCAGGCGTGAATCTCGTTTGCTTGACTCACAAACACAAATACTCCACAGATTGGATGCGGTACCGTTAGCAAGAACGCGATCGCTGCGGGAATGATCGTTGTTGAGTTGCGAGACCAATAACCTTGATCTAGGAATGCCAAAGGTTGGTCATGATGCAGCTGATTGGGTTTGGCAATCCAATCGCCGATCAGTGGCCACTTCACATCCGCGTAACGATCTTCCCACCAATGCCAGAAGCCAGCCAAAAGATCCGCTGACAAATAGCAACACAGCAAGTATCCAATCCAATGAAACATAGTGCAGACTTGTGTCCTAGAGCATAGAGACGAAAGACAACAACTTTGAACGGACGCATGCTACACAGGCAGAATCTTTCTTCCCGATCGTCCGAAAAGGACGCCTGCGGCGAAGGCTCCAATCACAAGCAATCCGATAAGGAGCTTGTCGCGAATCCAGCGTTGAATGCGTTCGAATAATCCCAAGACAGGTCTATCCGCAGGATTGCGTTTTCCGTCTTCGTCCCGAGGACGTGGACGCAGGATAGTTTCTTGATCAGGCTCAACGATGGAGTCAATGACATCTTGTGACGCGGGATCGCTTGTTTGATTCGACACAGCCAGAGGTTGAGTCGGCCAAGTCGCAACGTGGTACTTTTCCTGCTCATCGGAAACTTCGCGTACACCTTGTGGCAGAGCCTCGAGCGATTTCGGCAGACGGCCCTTCATGGCTTGGAGCAAGAACGGAGTCGATTGACCAAGCCCTTCGCCTCCGCCTCCCCAAGTGAGGAGCCCAACGACACGAGGACCAACATCGGTATAGTCGATCACGCTAGAACCGCTACGACCTCCAATCGCTTCGGGCTTCCAAGTAAGAATTTGTCCTTCGCTACGATTCAAGCTAAGCACTTGCAAGCTAGGCCATTCACAGCGAGGGCAGCCGTAAGTGCTGACCATTGCCCCCTTGGTTGGATAACGGTCGGCGAGCGGGATCGGGCGGACATCTTTTGCAAACTCAGCGTTGCATTTAAGCAAGGCAAAGTCGACGCTCATCCCTCGGCCATATCCGGAAGAGATGATAGCTCCTCGGCCTCGCTCAACGGAACCATCTGAGTTCCACCGTTCGAGGTTAACGGTGCGACCTCGTTGAGTGCCCGCTACGTGAGCGTTGGTAAGAACGATCGCGTTTCCATCTGCATCGCGACCGACAACCGTTCCGCTCCCGCAAACGCCGCTAATGGTGACACGAACTGTGGCTCGAATGACTTGGGTGAATCGATCCTCATCGCTAGCGGCCGAGCTTTCGATGGTGGATGTATCGATCTGAATCTCTTCAGTGAGAGGAACCAATTGGATAATCGAACATTGGCCATCTTTGCAAACCACCTCCTGTGCTGAGACAGTAGATGCAAGGTAAGTGAGGATCGCCAACATGGCGACGTGAATTGCGATTCTCATAGAACACGGATCCTTAAGCAGAGAAAACAGAAACATTGTGAAGTGACAACTAACGCTGGACCGCAAACGCAGGGATCGTTTGGAGAGCCGTGGCCCAACTCGTGCCCCTGGTGCGGGCCAGCGGTAGTCGTCGCTAACTTTTGAATACCACCCACAATCGCGCGTTCGTTTGAGGCGTAGCCGCAACGAATCGAATAGGCAGCCCACACATAGCCTTCATCGTGACGTAGCGTGGATTGGCCGGATCAAACAAATCGGTCTCGTAACTGGCGAGTTGGACGTTATCGCCGTTGGGTAAACGACCTTCGATGATCCATGCCGATGGAACTGACTGGCTTGCCACGCAAAAGCAACTTCGGAACTCGCCCACCGAGAGCCATTGGCTGACTAGACCATTGGCCATCCGCAAGGACTGCGTTGCGCGAGCTCGATCGATTGTTACTTTTGCGATTGATGCCATCATCTATTGACTCAAACGTAAGCGGACTGTGAGTGTGCCTGGCGGCGCGGCCTCTATGGCTTTGCCGATCATCGAATGGGAGTAAGCGTTCTTGACCACATGCCAACTGATCTGCGACCAGTAAAGGATCGTCCCAGCGGGAATATTGGTGGTTGGGTCCTTTACGACGTCAAAGACGCCGCGAACCGTGATGCTGCCTCGTGAGCCCGCACCAATCCCAAACTTGGCGATGCCCACAAGCTTTCCCACGACGACGATCGAACCTGCAGGCACATCAACCTCAGGTACGAAGTCGACGGTCGTGCCGTCAGCAACGTGGATCGCTCCAATGTTTATGATTTGTGCGTTGTTGCTCACGGTGTCTCATCACTGGCTCAGGCGAACGCGGACAAAGGAATCAGTGGCGGCAGCGTCGGTGACGACTTTGCCCAGATACTTGGTGCCAACATCGTCAGCGACCACAGCCCCGTCTTCATCGACGTAGACCTTGGTGCCCGCTTCGAACTCGATTGCCAGAGCGGGGTCTTTGGGAATGTCAAAGACACCTTCCACAGCGATCGAGCCGAGCGAGCCGGCCTTGATGTCGCGTTTGGTAATCCCCACCAAGTCGCCTTGGATCACGATTGATCCAACCGCGACATCAACGGTGGGAGTGAAATCGACGGCCTTACCGTCATGAACAAATTGAGCTTGCATATCAGTCTGGAGTCCTGAGTCTTGAGTCTTGAGTTTGTTAGGACGGATGGGTCGAATCCGACAGATCCGACCCATCTAAGGAGATCACTCGCCGGTGACCTTCACAGCAGCGCGTGGGTCTTGCGAGTTCACACCGAAGTCGATGTAAGAACGGAAGCCCATGCCAAGTGTGTTGGCAGGCATTTCAACGCGTTCGATGACCGGCGTGCGTCGACCATTGAGGAACACAATCTCAAACGCCGGCAGCACATTCGGATTAGCGAACAGATACCAAGCCGAGCCGCTGGCTCCCTGGTAGTAGCTGTCCGACAAGTGCGGCGTTGAAATGACGCGGTACTTGTTGCGGTGAGGGTTGTCGACCGGGATCTTGGTCGGCGTTCCTTGCGCATCGATCATCAATTGCGCAGAGCCCATCAGCAGTTCGGCGTCGGTTTCAATCTCGACAGGAACAACCAGGAATTCGGGCCGAATGTTAATCGGCTTTTGGTCCTTGGCTTTGTTGCTCGGTCCAGCCTTCTGTTTGCGGAAGGTTGTCTTGGCAACGGTGAGTGATTCGGGACCGAACTTTGTGTCTGGACCCGTGAGCAAGTTGGCGTTAGCCGAGGAGAAGAACCCGGTGTTCTTGAGGAGCAACGTAAAGAACAGGTCGTCGATCGACTCGGCTCCGCTGCGACCCATTTGACGCGGTATGTCCATGAATGCGTTGAGGTCATCGTTGATGATGTCGTGGCGCGTCAACGCAAGGATCTGGCCATAAGTATCAGCCTTGTTGCTGTACTTTTGGTCGGAAAGCTTGCCATGCTTGAGCTCACCATCCGGCGCGACTTTTTCAAACCCGCCGGTACCAAGCAATCGATAGCGAGCGATTTCCTTGAAGTCGCTCACAGTTCCAATGCTGCACAAATCAAACGCTGCGATCGGTGTCGACTCATAGGCAGACAGAAGCGTCTTGTTCATGACGTTCTCGAGGATGCCTGGAAGTGACATCGTCGAGAAGCCGGCGCGAATCGTTGCCGTTCCATCGCCGAAGACGCGAGGAACATCGAAGCCTTCGAGCCGTGCGCACTCGGCGACGAGCTCACGCAAGCCGATGTGACGAAGTGGATCGGCAGAGTTGAGCGTGCGCTCGCCATAAGCCTTGAGCAACTTGGTTTCGTCGAGTCCTACCGATAAGCAGCAAGCTGCCTCGAGGACTTCGCGTCGGTACATCGGTTGGCTTGCCTGTTGATCAGGAGCCTTGGGTCGTTCGATTCGCAGCACTGCCAACTCCGTTTTGGTAACGCTCCAGCCTTCTTCAATGGCACGAGCTTCGATCTCTGGATGCTTGCCAGCACACACTTTGCGAATGCCGGCGATACGTTTGGATTCAGCAGCGGCTTCGATGCGCATCTTGGAAACGACTCCACTAGTGACAGGACGCTTGGGCTTGCTGCCCATATCCAGGCTTGCGTTCACCGGGTCGAGCTCCGAATCATCGGACTCGGTGGTGACGTCATCCGGCTGTTCGCTATCGAGCTCCTCGTCATCGCCAGACTGGCCAGCTGCAATCCGAGCCTCGGTGTCATCGTCGGCACCAAGGGCCACGAAAGAGACTTCGCCGAGCGTTGACTTGCGAGCGATGTAGACTGGACCCTTGAACTCGCGACTGTTGGCGGTCGCAGTCTTTCCTTCAGGAATGAAGACAACCTTGTCGGCGTTCGCTCCGAGCGATGCTTGCCAAGGGAAACCGTTCTCACTGGTGGCGATGACTTCTTGAGCGGTGTTGCCTACACCCGAGATTACGCCGGCGACTTCCAGTCTCGAATCGCCGACCATGATGTCATCGGTGTGACCAACGATACTGGCGCGATCGTGGTCCTTGAGGATTGGGCGCGACTTACGAGTCACTCGCATGCCTGCTAGGTCCACAACGACAGGGTAAGGCCAGCCACCAAGACGCATCGCGCCACCGGTGTACGCAACCATCGAGAACTTTCGCAGCGCCGGCTTGCCTTCTTCGGCAGCCTCGGCGGCATGTAAATTGATCGAACTGGAATCGTCACAAACGATTCGCAGCGAGCTTGGTACCGATTCGGCATCCACCTCACTCTGCTTGTTCGACTGCAATGTCTTCGTCATCCGTTACATCTCCTGGAGAAAGTGAAGTTGAATCGGCCGAGAGTCCCAGCTCACGCATGAGCGAGATCTCTTTCGCGCGTTGTTTAAGTTCCGCCTCCCAATCACGCCCCTGCCTCGCGTATTCATGGGCCAGAGTTGTCGTATGATTGGCGAGGCGGAGTTTCTGGGCATTGGCTTCTTTGGCTGGGTCGACATGCTCATGTCCGTCCCAAAACCATTGATGCTCGAACGACGAGTCGAGAGTGCGAAGCGAGTTAGGCAGATAGCCTTCGATGAGAATCGCTTCGCGCAGCCACGCGTACAGAATGCGATCCAGAACGGTGCGAGCCATTTGGGACTGCTCGACACGGATCGACTTGAAGTAGGTTTGGTGATCGAGTCGCCCGGAGGCGTAGTTGTAACCCGACGAATTACCAGCAGCGACATTGAACGGCATGTTCAAACAACGTGCGATTTCGTTGAGAATCTCACGCTTGAACTCGGCGTATGTCGTGGCTGGTTGCTCAGCGTGCATCTGAGCCATCTTCCATCCGCCTGGCATCGTTAGCAGAGATCGCTTCTCCAGTTCGATCGGTTCGAAAGGTTCAGCGGCGTCGGCTTCGCCACCGGCCGGCGCGTCGGTATAGAGAATCCCTGCGAAATCAGCCGCTGTTTCGGCAGCCGCTAATACTGCCAGCGTGAATCGTCGCAATTGTGCAAACAGTGGCAGGGCTGGCGTTATATCGGGAATGCCACGGATTTGCCCTGGCCGATCGCTTCGGAAATAGTGAAGAATAGAATTGGCGTCGATGGTGTCATAGTTCTCGGTCAACGAGAAAGCGTCGTCCCCTGGATGTTCTCGGAGGACATCATAAGAGATCGCGTTGCCATGCTCATCGAAGCGAATGCCATCGAGATAGCGATAACCATCCAGTGCCAAGAGTGGCGAAGTAACCTGTTCGGCTTCGACCAGCTTTAGATCAAGTTGAACTGGCGAATCGATTCTTGGGTTACTAGTTAGCAAACCAAAGGATTCACCATCTGAGACGCGAGCGAGCCGCATCGTGCGTAGTTTCTCAGCCAAACCAACGGTATCAGCCCAAGCAAAGAACTCCTGCTCAACAAAGTGGTTTGCGAATGCATCCGCAGTCAGCATCTGCAATCGAGGTCCAGTACCCACACAGTCGTTTGCCAGAGTCAGCGAGATACCTCGGGCATACGAGTTGTTGGCGATCTCGTACCGCGAACGGTTGCGTAGCGTGCGGCGTACTTCAGGGCTGTTGGCCGCGCTGGCCGATAGTCCGTCGGCGGCCGCCCAGTGGCGAACGTTGTCGATCGTGGTGGTCGCAGCGTCGTAGCGTCCAAGCATTCTCACCAACGACCAGGGGTGTCGGGCCGAGCGTCCACGGACGAGCGACCGATCTTTACGATCGCCGTTCCTGCTCAGAATCCCTGACAACAACTTAAACATCCGTGAATCAATCCCTTCTGTTAAACCCGACACCCCTGCCTATAGAAACAAGCTCAATCAGGCGCGAACGATTAGTCGGCACCTGGTGGCACGAGCTTGTTAAATCGAAGGCCACGCTTCGGCTTAGAGGCGGCCGCCTTGGATGCTAGATATTTGTCTGCAGCGATTTGCTCGGTGAGCTTATGCTGCTCGACGCTTCCGGCATCTCCCGATGCCTTAGCGGGTGCTTTCGCACTCTCGCGAATCGTCTCTTTCAAGTTATCTGACATGCTATCGGCCTACCTAAGAATGAAGACGTGGACTTCTATCTGTAGGAATACCCGGTTCACATGTAGATTGACGGACGAACGAGAAGATTTTTTTGATTCAATCCCCTAGAACTATTTGCTCCGGCGTCGCTTTTGCATTTCAGTAAAGCTCATTCGTTCCTTACGGACTTCAGCTTTACCTTCGATGCCTGGAAGAATCACTCCTTGCATGGATGCCGCGACTGCAGAACCAACCAAACAGTCGAACCAGTGGTTGTCGGGCTGCTCCGGGCGCTGCTTCCACTCATCAACGCTCCGGCCGCGGGCCTCGGTTTTGATGAAGTACTCGGAAGTTAGGTGCTCGCCGAGCATGCGATGCGTTTCGGCGTTCGTACCAAAGAGCGAGAGGCAACCACGATCACCCATCGAAACACGAAGCCGAGTGTTGATAAACGACTTCCACCAGTTGGTATCGTAGACCACATGTCGTATGGCTCGTTTGCCATGGACGTTGGGGATACGCCAGTTGAGTCCTACGCGATCACCTGGCCGGCGACGATACTCGCTGAACGGCAAACTCGACGCGCCAACGAAACGACCGTGGCTGGGGATGATCACAGCGGCGTGCTTCGACTGCCTGCAGAACTGGTAGACAACATCAGTCGATTGCCCCCAGTTGGCATCGATCAAGCAGCGACCGATACGCATCGCTGCACCATCATCGCGTTGCCACTCGCGATCGAGCAGTTTCGATGTCAGCGATTCGAGGCCAGCGTAGATCGATCCCTCGAGTCCGGTTCCAGTCGCTTCGGAGCTCAACGTCTGCCGAGCCTCACGTAGCGTGAAGTACGGACGCTGCTGGTCGGGGTAACAACCATAGTCGATCACATAACCCGTGAAATCGTCCTCCCATGCGGCGACCACATAGAAAAGCAGCTTCTGCTGGACGTCGATGAAAGCGGTGAGATGATTCGCGCCAATCGAAACCAAGCCACGATCCATGCGGTTGATCTTGCTGGCGACCTCTTCTGGTTTGAGCATCCCATCGACAACGGTCTCCGCTGGCAGAGGTTGGTTTTGATATTCGGCGAAGAACGCTGCTTCGTCTTGCAATTTGAGATTCATCGCGTGCTGAATCGCCGAGAGTTCGTCGTAGTTGAATCGCTCCTGCCAAGCGACTACAGCCCCATCATCCATAGCAGATTGATTCTTACGATAGAACTCGGTGGCAGCTTCACCACCATCACCGCCACGCATCCCTTCGGCTCGGATCTCGGCATAGCGTTCCCATAGCAATTCATTCTTTGGAAACGAATAGACCATTTTGGTGCGCTCGCCATTCCATTCGGGATGGCGATTGCGATCAAGGATATTGTCGGCCATATCACCCGGACGAATAACCGTGCAAGGCATGATACCGGAGATCTTCTTGCCAGGACCAGCTAAGCCAAGGACTGCGCCGGCGAGTATGCTTTCACGATTTGCGCACTGCGAAAGTGACCGAGCGCTCTCATCCGTTTGCGGGTCATCGAGTACCACGAGACTCGGACGAACTGTTCTGCCATCGGGACGTTTGAACTTCATACCTCGGATGCGGCCGGTTAGGCCGGCGACCTTGATAATCGCTCCGCTGGCATTGCTACTTTCGATCGTTGGTAGAACGACCTCTTTGGCGGTCCATCCGATCTGCGTGCGTTTGCCTTTGTAAAGTTGACCGTTTGCGCGATTCGAGATTCCATCGAGAGCTTGAATCGGAAAACAAACCTCCGGGAAGTCGGCTAAGAGCAGTTCGTTGCTGTCGAGTTCGGTTTTGATCGAATCGAGCATATCGCATGCGTGCCCTTCATCGCTGCCGATCAGACAAACGAAGTTGCGATGCCCATAAAGAACGGCCCAGATACAAGCGACTTCAGCAATCGAGCTTTTCCCGCTACCGCGAGCCATCGCGAGTGCAAATAAACCGCCATGTACAACCGCTTGCTCGATCTTGTTGATGACCTTGATGTGGTCCGGCGACCAGGCGAGATGAAACGTGAGCGGAAAGTAGGTCTCGCAAAAGTACCGGAAGTCACGCGAAGCGCGATCTTTACGATCTGGATTATCGACCTCCGGCAATTCTCCAATATCACGACCGGCAAGTGCAAGCGCTGCATTGCGTGCACGCGCTCGCTCCTTCATCGCATCGTATGGATCGACACCGTTTGTCGTGCGAGGTGTGTGTCGTACGATATGCATCCACGCGCAATAGCGAAGGAGATCGACCGTCTTGTTATCACCAATGCGTGCGCCGGCGCGTTGACGATGCCGATATAGTTGGCGTTCGCTGATCACCTCGCCGAGTGGCGTCGAGTTGAGTAGTCGACATAGCTCGCTTGGTTTTAGCTTCCTTGGATCACTCGCCACGTCCCATCTCCTTTGCTTGCCATGCGCTGTAGTGCACGAGGTTGATCGTTCCATCAACGTTCACCGGCGCACCGTCTTGTAGGTCTTGTCGGATCTTCTCTGGCTCGATGCGTTCTCGGTACGCGGCTGAAAGTAGTTTCGCCGCTTGCTCTACAGAAAGCCTCGTCGGATCTACCTGGTTGTTTCCGTCACTCATCGCATTCCTCCATGGTTTGGCATCTCGAAACGTGGGGCCACCGTTTGCGCACGGTCGCGTTTTAGCCGCATGTTCGCCTCGTTATGCGGAGCATGTTTGGACGCGCCGGTGGCGTAATGTTGGGGCACCGGTGGCCTCTCTGAAAACATGCAGAATTACCGGAAAAACATGCAGGAATCGGCTGGATGTTCCTCGAAACGCATGGCTCATGTGTGTCATCGCGACGCAGAAAACGCGACGCAAAACACACCTCGAACCACAAAGGAATAGAACGATGAACGCAAACGAAATCGCCTTCGGAATTGAATTCGAAACCACCCTCCCAAGCACCGACAACACACCGATCGGACCCTACCACAGCGGATACCAAGTACCTTGGCTGCCAACCGGATGGAAAGCAGAACGCGACGGAAGTATCCGACCCGAGAACACCTCTCGCAAAGGATGCGAATTTGTAAGCCCGATACTCAAAGGGGCAGAAGGCGTACGCCAGATCGAGAACGCAATCGACCAGATCAACGCTCGCGGAGGCCGAGTAAATTCGAGTTGCGGTTTGCACATAACGGTTAGCTGGAACGGAGACGCAGCCGCCTTGGCAAGATTGATTTCCTTGGTCGGAAACCACGAACGAGCGATCTACGCTTCGACCGGAACCCGTAAACGCGAACAGATGATGTACGCCAAGCGAATCAAACAATACGGAAACAAAGACAACGCCAAGAGCCGATGCGAATCGGATCGCTACCACCTGCTGAACCTCACCCACCTGACCCGCGGCAAGAACCGAATCGAATTTCGGGCCTTCGGCGGAACGCTCAACAAGACCAAGGTGGTCGGATACCTGATGATGGTTTTGGGTTTGGTAGAACTCGCCCTCAATACCAAACGCTGCAGCGAATGGGATTACATCAAGAAGGAAGGAACAAAGAGTTGCTGGGACCGCCCTGGTGCCGGCCTTGGCGAAACGGAGCTCAACCGATTGTTCTACCGACTCGGATGGACTAAGGGTTGGTACAAGGGTGCCCTTCGCGACAAGGTCTACGGAGAGATTGCCGACGAAACCAAACCGGAATGGAAGACGATCAAAACCAAACTCCTCGACCTCGCCCGCAAATACGACCGCGCGGCCTAGACCGCAATCAAACGAAACGCCGAACACGGAAGTTCGGCTTTCACACGTTTGCCAACGTGAGGCAAATTTTACGTCACCTTGGGCTCGAATCGTGTATGTCACTAATAGTGGCCAAACCCGAACTGTAACGCGACGCGGCGCGTTTTGTGCGAACTGACGCGATCCAGAAAAACATTCAGATTCCTTTTGGAATCCTCGAAGGCTCGGCTTGAGGTTATTCGAACCGCATGGCTCATGTGTGTCATCGCGTAAACGATTCAAACCTTTTTCCGAAACGGAGACACAAACATGACCAACGCAAACAACCCACACGCAGCGACCGACGCAACCCTTCGCCAGATCTTCAAGGCGATGGATGCCCACCAAGCCCAAGAGATCCGCGAAGCCTACTACAAGGCAATCGAGGGTTTGATGACCCTCGCGGAAACCCTCGAGGTCGCCGACGCACAACAAACACCCAGCGCCGGCCCGCTTCTCACCGAACACTTCAACGCGGTCCAAGCCCTGGACGCGATGAAGAACAGCCGCCTTGGAAAGATCCTCTAAACCACAGACCAGCGGAATGCCACGGACGCCGCGAACGGAAGCGCGGCGTTCTTCCGCTTGGTCGCGACACTCGCCCGCAGTAGCGTTCTTGTCGGAACCTTCGACCAAGTCCCCAACATTCAAAGCATCGCAACACGGGCCAACGTCGGGCCCCGTAAGGCCTCCTAAGAAACATGGAAGAACATGGGAGAAAGCTAGCGGACTCGGCTTGCTGTCGGTTGAACCGCATGGCTCATGTGTGTCATCGGTCAGCGACCAACCGCTTTCACCACGCAATAGGAGAACAGACCGATGTCTCGAATCAACGCCAGACCCACTGCTATTAGAGCCGCCTTCAAACAAATGCCTCGCGCCACAGCGATGGATCTCTGTGAGGACTACCGTGAATTGGTCTCGAGGTTGAGGCGACTGGCTGACAACCTGGCCGGCGCATTCGTAATAGCGACCGGAGATTCCGCTCGAGCCCTCGAAGCAGAGCTCCGCATGTTTGAGGAAGCAATCGACGTCCTTTCCGGCAGCATGTTGCCCGACGCGATCGATGAATGTTTGCCTTCCAAAAAATGCTGAAAAAACCTGCTGAAAACATTGCAAGGACGGCTTGAGGTTGTCCGCACCGCATGGCTCATGTGTGTTATCACATAACCAATTTTCATTCACCCAAACGGAGAACCAAACATGAATCTCGACACCTTGATCGAAATCCTCAACGACTACCGCGAAGAGTTCGGAGGCGACGCCGAAGTGCGACTTATGACACAGCAGAACTGGCCCTTCGAGAACCGCATCTGCGGCGTGACCAGCGGACGCGACATGAACGACGCGTCCGACGATGAGGATGAAGACGACGACGCCCAAGACGTTGCCGACGACCACACGGTCTACATCGTCGAAGGCGGTCAGATCTGCTACGGCAGCAAACGGGCTTGGGAAACATGTCGCGATAGTTGATTGCGACACATCGATGCGCCGGGGAGAAGATTCTGGAAAACCTCCAGAATCTTTTCTTCTTCGGCTTGCTGTCGGTTGAACCGCATGGCTCATGTGTGTCATCGCATACGACATATCAAACACGAACAAAAGGAGATCAACACGATGCCAACCATGACGAACCGACCACGCCTGACCTCGGCCCAGTTCCTCGGCGTACACCGACGAGCGCTGGAAACAATCAGCGACCTGTACGCAGCGGTCGAAGAAATGCCGATCCTCGCGGCTGCCGACCCAAACACCATGAAACGGTTCTTCGACGAGTTGGCTGATGTGCAGGCCACAGCCGCGAAGCTCGCCCAGCATTTCCGCACGCAGGTATGCACCGAAGAAAAGAATTCGAATTCCTTTTGAATCCGGCTTGATGCGGTTCAAACCGCATGGCTCATGTGTGTTAACGCGAAAACGATTCACCAACCAAGCAACAGATACAAACAAATGACCGAACGCGACCTCGACCTCACGATCACCAAGATCAGCAACCGCAACCGCACCGCTGGCGGATCTTGGGTACAAGGCAAGATCAACGATGAATACCGCTTCGACGCCTTGGTCTTCGCCGACCACGCCGACCAAAAATCCTTCGAACTGAATCAAAGCAAAATTTCGAAGCTTTGGATTCAGCGACTTTCCGACCGGAAAGTAATGTTCAACTTCGACCGTGGTTTGGATGTGCCGGCGGTCAACACGGAAGTCCAAGTGGTGGTCGACTTCCTTTGCGAGGGATTGTCGGACTTGGTCTTTGGTCAATAAGCCGAAACGCAGCACGGACGCGCGTAGTCGATCGGTGGTTCGATCGGCCTGACGATGGCAGCCAACCACGAACACAGAATTGGAGAGACGAAGATGAAGAAGGCAGAAGTAAAGATTGGTGGCAAGTACTACGCGAACGTTTCGGGCAACCGATGCGAGATTCAAATCGATGCCGAGAAGCCTCGCGGTGGCTGGGATGCAACCAACCTCGCAACCGGCAAGAAGATTCTCATTAAGAGCGCTCAGCGCCTTCTGGGCGAAGTGGGTGCGAAGCGCGGACGCGCGAAGGTCACCACTGAAGGCAACGTAACGGTGGTTGAGAACGAACCGGCCACGGTCGAAACGATCGGAGGCGAGTCGTCCACAGCGGTTGCGGTTCTCAAGAAGCCACGCAAGGCAAAGGCAGCATCCACCGAGACGGCTGACGCCGGCGAGAAGCGATTGAGCTGCGTCGCTGCGGCCTTGAAGGTTCTCAGCGAATCGAGCGAACCGATGAACGCTCAAGAGTTGATCACGGCGATGGAAGCCAAGGGCTATTGGACCAGCCCCGGTGGCAAGACTCCCCACGCGACCTTGTACAGCGCGATCCTTCGCGACCTGGCCAAGGGTGACGATAGCAAGTTCGTGAAGACCGAACGCGGACGCTTCACGGTGCGAGGCTAGGAGACCCAGCCGGTGAAACACTTTTACGATTTGCGAACGGTGGATGACCTGGCCGACGGCGAGATCGCAACGCCAGAGCCAGGTATCACCTACGACCTGCGAACGATCAACAATCGCAGACTCGACGTCGGCAGCGTTGTTGACGTGATCCGACAAGGCCCAAACCTGTTCGCGCGAACGACCAACGGAGACTCGATTGCCGTCTCCGGCCACGGCGCTGCCATCCTGGTACCGCACGACTTTTAGACAAGCCCGAAGCACGGAACGCTTCCCACCAATCGCCCCACGTTTACACCGTGCGGGCGTTTTCTCGTTGATGCGAGCATAAGTCCAACAAGCAACACAACGCGACACGTTGCGATACTGCGGTTCTCTGGCGCGTCGGCATGTTTTGAGGAATTTTGCAAAACATGCTCGCATGTTGGCTTGATGTTTTCGCGACTTGCTGGCTGACTGTTGACGATCGTTTTTCGTTTCTCCACCAACCAGGAACCAACCATGTCCAAACCAACCCTTGAGCCGGCCGCTCCCTACGAGAACCTTCACCTCGTTGCACGCGATTACCTCGATCGATTGCGTCATTCGCTTGACGCCTTGCAACAACCAGATTACCCAAAGCTGCGATGGCGGAACGTTCACACGATGGCCCAGGTCAATGCCCGACTCGCTTAAGCCGGCGAGTTGCTCGACAAACTCAACGCAAACACCAAATGAAACAAGGAACCCATGACTATGCAGACACGTTTGAAGAAAGGCGATCGCATCCGCTTGGTGTCGATGCCGCAAGATCCAGACCCGATCCCCGTTGGATCGCTCGGGACCGTTGTTGAAGTTTACGAGCATCGCGATTGGACGCAGGTAGATGTCGACTGGGACAACGGCCGCTCGCTCATGTTGACGATGCCCGACGATTGTGTCGCCATCGTCGAACCCAACCACCACGAACCATCGAAGTAAGGAAACCAACCTATGTCCACAAGAGCAACGATTGCCTGCAAGCAAGAAGACGGTCGCTACGCAGCGATCTATCTTCACTTCGATGGCTACCAAGACCATGCCGGCAGAGTCCTCAAAGAACATTACACTTTGATCGAGTCGGCACGAACGCTGGTCGCAGGCGGCGATATTCGATCGCTCGCTAACGACGGAACGCCCGAACGATTCACCGACGGCAACCGCGCGGTTGTCATGCCCACTCGCGCAGCCCTGCATGAATTCGCTAGGAACTGCGGAGCGGAGTACATCTATGTCTTTGAAGACGAGGCTTGGCATAGTCATAAGTTTTGATCGCGACCTCCTATCGCATGTTCTGTTCACGAGGCTGCATCGGAATCGGAGATTCGCCGGTCCGTTCCAAGATGGCCTTGTTACCAGAAAACCTTTGGTACCTATCAACGATTACGTCACAATAAAGTGTGTCGAGTTCCATCAAGAACGAATTGCGACCACATTGCTCCGCGCCGATCATCGTCGAGCCACTTCCACCGAAGAGGTCGAGCACGTTCTCACCTTGCACAGATGAGTACTGCATCGCGCGAACGGCGAGCTCCGCAGGCTTCTGAGTTAAATGCGACATCGACTGCGGATTGATCTTCTTCACCTGCCATAGGTCCGTTGCATTCTTGGGCCCGTAATACTTATGCCCGGCTCCTTCCTTCCAGCCATAGAACGCCCATTCGTGGGCACCCATGAAATCTTTTCGCGTAAGTACAGGATGCTGTTTGTCCCAGATGATGGACTGCGAGAAATACAGCCCATGCTTCTTCAGCACTGGCGGATAGTTACCGCAATTGGCGTAGCCGCCCCAAATGTAGAAGCAGCGACCTGGCAGCAAGACTCGGGCAATGTTGCCGAACCAATCGTCAAGCAACTGATCAAAAGCCTCGTCGCTAACGAAGTCATTCGCTAACGGACGATCTTTAGCACGAAGCTTTTTGTGCGTCGCCGCATGCTTAGGCTTGCCAGTCTCGTGGTCGACACCAAAAGACGCAGCATTGCCTTGGCCACCTTTGAGTCTCGAAGCTGCTCCATCGTTTGTGAACGAAGAAAGGCCGGCAGCGATTGCGTTGTTCGATCGCGGTTCAACCTTCACGTTGTAAGGCGGATCTGTGTTGACGAGATGGATGGCAGCGCCGGCCAGCAAACGATCCAGGTCTGCCGGCGATGAGGAGTTACCACAGAGCAACCGATGGTTACCGAGGATCCAAAGATCGCCTAGCTGAGTGACCGCATCGTCTGGCGGCTCGGGGATCTCGTCCGGGTCCGTCAAACCTTCGTTGACGCCGGTATCCATCAGCTTCGCAAGTTCCTGAGCGTTGAATCCGAGGAGTCCGAGATCGTAGTTGGCTTCCTGCAATGCCGACAATTCGATCGGCAACAGGTCGTAATTCCATTCCGCGATCTCAGCGGTTTTGTTGTCGGCGATCCGATAAGCTCGAACTTGCTCTGGCGTCAAATGCGAAGCGACCACGACGGGCACACGCTCCAGGCCAAGCTTCTGGGCTGCCTTCAGTCGCGTATGGCCGACGATGATAACGCTGTCGCTGTCGACAACGATTGGCTGCGAGAAGCCATACTCTTTGATCGAAGCAGCGACCGCGTCGACGGCTTTGTCGTTGTTGCGAGGGTTGTTTTCATAGGGACGAACTCGATCGAGCGTCCACATTTCAATCTGCAAAGCATTGATGGTTGACATACTGGTGTTCCTTCCTTGATGGACTCGTGTTGGTAATCAATCTCTGATCTTTGGGGGGCTTAATTGGCGTTGAGGGGTCTATGCTGTGTTTGCAGCGCGTCGACTCTGTGGGTTCTCGCTGCCTTTCTTCGTGCTTTGCGTAGCATTCGTTTCAATGCGTCATCCCAGGTTGTTGGCTGCGGCTTTGATGGTTTCGAAGCCACCTCGCCCGCTTCGCGCTTTGCAATCGCACGCCTGGCGGCTGCGTTGAATCGCTTCAATTTCCGACGCATGGCTGTATCCCAATCCATGAAAATCTCCTTGTGAAAATGGGGCGAAAGTCGCCCGGACTAAAAAAACAAACTGTGTCGAGTAGCGCGGCTGTTCCCGCGGCCCAAGAACGCGGTGGTTTTTGGGGGAGGACCCATCGTTTGGGGCTTGCGAGTGCCATAGTGGCAGACGCGTTGTGGGGCCACTGTTGGCCCACTGACGCGTTCAGTCGCGTGCTGGGCGTTGCACTCGAACGAAGAGCAACGGTTGCGACGTGCGCTAACGTGTGCGATGACTTGCGTTCTCGATTGGTTACTCATGAGCAACCTCGGATGATGTTGCCCGCTTGCTTCCAAAGTTGGTGAGCATTCGTAGGCGTCCAATTGCGGATGTTCTCTTCACCACCGCCGGCACCATGAGACATCTGCCAGTAAGTCACATCGGGATTGATTCCGAATGCCGCTGATGCGTCGGCAGGAATTGTTTCCTCTTCGCCGTTTGGCTTGTGACTCGCGCCGAATGCGAAGTCCATGCAACGACGGCCAGCAAACGACGCGATGTCATCGAAGGGCTGCACATCGATCAAAAGCATATGGGTGTCAGGGCACTCGGAGTGACCGCATGGAAACTCCACACGGAAGGTTGGCGTCCAACCGACGAGGTCCATAGGCTCATAGTCCCACTTCCAATTCGCTTGATCAAAGAAGCATGCCCATTGTGCTTCTAAGCGGGAACGGAACTGGACGCCGTTGTAGACGGTGGGGCGAGACGCAAATGCGTGATTCATACCGAGGTTGCCTTTCGATTTTGGGGTGACTGAGAAATGTGGTTTGAGGCATTCCCGGACGTCCGGACGTTTAGGACGTGTTTCCCTATACGATCTACATACGGGGAAAAACACGTTCGTTTACCCTCCCAACAACTAACTCCTGACAAACGTCCGGAACGTCCGGAACGTCCTAAGCCACCAATGAAAATGCTGGGTAAAAAGTTAGGACGTTTGGAAATCTTTACGTCCGGGAAATGTCCTAAACGTCCGGAAGTGGACACCGAGCTTCGCATGTGGAAGCAGCGAAATTGATTGAACGGCACCGCACTATTGGCGTTTTTGATACTGATCATGAAAACAGCTCCAATTCCCGGACGTTCCCGGACGTCTGGTTTTCAACGTCCGGAAGTCCTAAGCAGTCACTTTGGGCCGACTCAACGAAGACCTGGTACTGGTTGTATTGGCCATTAAAGATCCGTTTGAATACTGCGTAGGTGCCATCATCGAGCTTGAATCGCTCGCCAACAAATCGACCCGCCAGTTTGCCCATGCGCGTGGTCTGTGAGCGCGGAGTGCCGTCGCCGAGTTCAGACTGCAGAACGAAGTTTTTGTTTGCGAGGTCTGTTAACTCAGATGACGACCAGATCCCCTGCGGGTGCTTCGCGAGCGTCGTGACCAGCTCCTCGAACTCACGACGGGTCTCATCCATCTCGCTGGCGGCATCGTCAGCGTTGATCATGAAGTCTGGTTCACCATTGGCTTCCAGAATTCCACCGATGATATTGCCCCAGCCCTTCTTGTTAAAACGCGTTTGCACCTTGGCTAATGGCATTCCGCTGGCCTTCCATCGCTCGACCATGTTTATCAGTTCGCCGAGCAACTGAAGTCGATGTGTTTGTACGTAACCCTCGGGATCGTCCATCGAGAAGGATCGCTTCGTAGGATCGCCTTCGTGGTGTAGATTGATGGCCACGCAGCGAGTAATAAGGTCTCGACTTACATCAGGCGAGTTGGCAGTGATACAAAAAAGATGCGAGTTCTCGGCGCGGATCTCTTGCGAGAAGCCAAGCAACCGAAAGGATAGGATCGGATCGGTAATCGAACGCTCGAGGCAAGCGGAGTCTATCTTTGGATTGCGGCCACGGGCCTTGGCGTTATCAATGATGATGGTGGTGACGCCATGACGGACAATCGTTCCGAGACGCTTTTCGAACTCTTCGTCGTTGGCGTTGTACGAGGCGGTTTCCACATGATGGCCATCTCGCAAGATTGCCAAAATTTGTGCGAGAACCGATTTGCCCAGTTCGGGTTGATTACCGTTGAACAGTACGGCTGGCTTTGAGCCGATGAAGCGAGAGACCAGCAGACCCGTTAACAAGATACCAATGTAATTTGTGCGATCCGTTGGCTTTCTCCAGCAGAAATCTCGCAACAACGTATCGAGATGCTTGGTCCCCTCGACGGGTTCGATGTTCGGCCCTGCGTAATAGAAACCCGATTGGGGATCGAAGCCGGGGCTGACTAGACGCCAGTCCGCTGTGTAGATCGGATTGTGGCTAAACAGTCGAATCGCTGGCAGCCGTTCGCGCTGGCCCACGTTGTTGAGCCAAGTGTTCGCGTAAGAGGTTGGCAGTGGTTTGTACTCGCCCCCATCTTCATTAACAAAGTAGAACTCGACGTGCTGGTTGAGCAGTCCCGTCAACTCCGCAGATGAGAGCACTGGCGAGATCGATTGCTCTCGCACCACAACCAATTGCTCCATCCGATTGAAACAAGAGCCTGTGGAAAGCAATCGATCTGTGATCTGCCCCATGGTTGAAGCGACGGGCGTTGAGCGCGAGTCGATCGTAATGGTTCGTCGCTCTTCGGGCTCATCTGCCTGCTGGCCTCCTGTCGGTGCAGCCACTGCTGGACTTTCCTGAGGCAAACGCTTCTGCAAGCGATCGCACAAAGTGGCCCGCACATCGTACTCACCGCTTTCCCAGGTCAATTCGAAGTAGCGGCGACCTTGCTCTGCGAACTTGCCGACGGATTGCAGACGTGTCCAAGCTTCATCCTTGGCGATTCCGTTTCGAATTGCATAGCAGCAGACCGCGAAGTCAGCCTCGGAACGAGTGCCTTCAGGAGCGATCATACATGCGGCAATAAGCTCGGAAAGCTTATCGGACTTACCAGCCGATAGCTTACGGACGGCAGGCAAGGGCATCGCCTCAATCTGCCGTTGACGCTTTGTGGCTTCACACAACTTCGCAAACTTCTGAAACGCATCGATTGGATACCGACGGTTGCCGTCGCATTCGACTAGTTCTGCTTTGACCGGTTCACGACCATTACGTTGTTCCTTGCGATTCCATGTTCCCGGAAGTCGGAGTAAACGAGTGAGGTCCGTTGTGTGGTCTGCATTGATCGTGGCCGCTATGCCTGTAAGTAGATCTTGGGCTTGCAAAGCCTTAGGGCTTGTCTTGGTCAGATGATGACGTCGATCAACGTAGACACGATCTTTGCCATCAAGGATGTAACGCCGCGGTTTCTTCCGTCCGTCGCTGCCAATGGTCCATTCCGTTTCGACGGGAGGAGGATTGCCAACATCGTCGATCAGAAGAGGACGATCCAAGAGCCAATACAGATGCACGCCATTGCCGCTATTGACGATCGCTGTCGGCGAGGGCATCGATTGTGAAGCACAACGCTCTGCAGCTTGAGCAACATCGCATCCATCGAGATCAGCCCAGAGGCAGCGAATAGTGCGAATCTGCCAGGCGAGATCGTACCGACCTTTATTTCCAACCCGTGGGCAGACGCCGAAGAATAGATTCGTACGTTCAGACTCGGAGCTGGTTTCCAGTCGAGTCAACGTTTGCTCAAGTGTCGTTATCTTGGCAGGCCGGTAGCAAACGTTGCCATAATCGACACGACTGCGTTTCCGTCCCCCTTCCGTCCATGCCTCAACAGGTCGAAAAAGGATCAGGTCCGATGGCTCGAACAGAGTCGTCAATAAAGTAATCGCTGGATGACTCAAGCTGGGCCACCTCTAGCTGATTGATCATCTTTAGGAAGACGTACTCCCATCGCCTCCAATACTCGTGACCCATGATCCGTCTCACAAAACCGAACCACTGGCTCGGTATCATCCGCCAGTGATGCAAGCTGAGCCCACGTGACGCTTTTCCATTTGCGGCAGCGATAAGCGCGGACGGAGATGCCCGAATCGTCAAAGCGAACGACGAGATTGAGACTTGGCAAATGCCGCACGATTGGGCGACTGAAACGGGTGAGTTGCGACATGGCTAAGCGATCTCCATTGCAGGTGAAAGCGTTTGTGATTCTGCATCACCAATCTGCACTCTGATTTGGCCCTTCGGTTTGGAGTCGTGCTTGATTGACAGCAACCAAACAACCTGAGAGTCATCCCAGAACACGCCGGCATGCTGCAATGCATCGAGAACAGCCTTCTGTACGTTGTCACAATCGCGACGCCGATCATCAGGTGGTGCGATGTCAATGCGGATAGCAATTGACCCCATCAGCGGTTTGATGCCTTTGGCGATTGCAATGCGTCGCACTTGATGTCGATAGGTGCGTGCATCTTTGGAGAGAACGGGACGGCCCTGGTAATAGCTGAAGTAATGATTGACCGAGGGCGGATACGGGAGATCAAACTCGGTAACCATCCTTGCTTCCTTTCACTGAAATAGAAAAGCTGGGACGGAACGAACAGTTGGTTTGCACCAACTCACTCGCTTTGCCCGTCCCAGCCGCACCCGTGCGAACTCAAGCGTCAAACGATCAGAACGGCATGTCCGGCGATGGTGGGACCTCACCGTTCGAAGCGGCCGCGAGACGAATGCGTCGATTGAAGTAGACGTTGGTGTAGTCACCGCGAGTCCGCTTCGTGACTTCCAAGGTCACATCGAGCAGTTCTTCAAGTCGCCCGGATAGCTCACTGAACTTGGAAAGCTCCAGGCCCAGTGTCTTGAGATCGCCCTTTACGTAAGGGATCGATGCTTGCGTGATGACCGAATTCTTGAAGATGTGACGGCCGGCATGTGAGCCAGACAGCACTTCCAAATCGAACTTGATCATCGGGTCACCCTTCTGACTTGACTCAAGCTTCACCGACTCAATGCGAGCTTGATACTTGCCGTCGGGGACCTCGTCATACTCAGGTGCTTCCGCGGTTGCGAATTCATCATCGAACGACGACAGATCAACGGATTGGTCGGTGGTTTCGTATTCTTCGTAATCGCTCATTGCTTAACAGCCTTTCCTGCTGGGGTGCTGCCCGGATTGGAAGTAGACGCAGCAGTGCCTTTGCCGGGCGCAGGGCTCTGTGCGGGTGAATTCGAAGCGGTGCCACTGAATGCTGAATTGAAGGCGGAGTAATCCAGTGGCAGCATCTCGGGCAAACGACCCGTACGGTCGCCAGCCTCGTAAGTCGGATGAGGCTTGGTTCGGAGCACTCGATCGACAACGAGGTTTCCCGCAGCGTCTTTTCGAGAGACCGAGTCGCCATAGAGGATGATGTCGACTAGGCCCAACACGACGTTGCGAGCACGATCAGGCAAGCTCGGAGTGGTCTTGGTGTATTCGCCCGTTCGCGTCTCGATCGTCTTGTCGACCGCGTGCGAGATGAGGATCAAGCCATATGGCAAGCTGGCCAAACGAGTCAGCACGCGATGCCATTCGTTCTTTACCAGAGCCCAACCTTTACCGTGGCCCATGTCGCCTTCGTACTCGATGCCATGCTTGGCACAGACATAGTCCGAACACATCTTGAATGCGTTGTCGACCGTGTCGATTACGATCGTCTTGAAGTTGTGATCGCCCTTGGCCAGCAACTTGCAAGCTTCCAAGAACGCTTCCCACGAGTAGGTCGGCACCTTGAACACTTCCAAGTGATTGAGTCCTGGTTCGCATTCGAAGAACATGGCCTCAGGGAATTGCGAGGCGAACGAACTCTTGCCGAGCTTGGGAACGCCATAGAGCAAGATCGATTGCTTAGCCAAGTCGGTGGTCGGCTTGGTCTTGGTGGTTGGTAAAGTCATTGTCATGAATAAGGTTTCCTTTCAAATCAGAATGGGGGTGCTTCAGAATCAACACGAGATAGCTCTTCGTTCGGGAGAGCGATCTCGTACAGGTTGTCAGCGACGTTTGGATTGAATCCAGATTGGCAGTAAGCCAAGTACTCGCACGGTCGTTGGTACGAGAAACAGTTCGAGGTATTCAGCAGCCATTTGCCACGGCGACGGGCGTCAAGGTATTGCTGCGTGATTTCCCAGACTTCGTCTTGCAACATGGCAAGTCGGTCTTCGGATAGGTAAATGAATTCGCGATGGAACGCTTCGGGACGTGAGTACCATTCAGTCAGTCGCGACTGAAACTCATCATCCGTCTCAGGCATCTGGCGTTTCGCAGTCGATTTGCCGCTCTTGTTTTTGGCGGCAAGTTCCGCGTGGCGAACTTCGTATTCTTCCTGCGTTTCGCCTTTGCCTTGCTTAAGCCGACTCTTGAGTAGCACGTTGTAGATGACGCCAACGATCGGATAGCCAAGTTCCCGCAAGTAATAGCAGTACAACGCGATCTGTGTGTCGGTCCACAGCTTGTCGAGATAACTTGCGTCGATATTGGACGCGGTCTTATGCTCGAGCAGATACAAGCCATCGTGGCAACGTACGATGCCATCGACCTTGCCAGCGATACGAAACGTCTGACTCTGCCGGCCAGTATCTGGATTGCGGATCTCGCCGACAAACTCCTTCTCAACTTCGACGACTTCGAATTCTTCAATTGCATAGCGTTCGGCGTAACCACGAATCATCGCCGTCGCCAAATGCCATTGAACCATCTGGTTGAAATCGACAACGCGATTCTCAAAGGCATCGTCGACATAGGTGAGAACATCCCGGAGCCGCGACTCAACGTCCGATGACCGATACCAAAGCTCGATCGCCGTATGGATCACGCTGCCGAACGACAACGCCTCCGCACGTTCACGCGGACGCAGATTATCGAGATAGCGGTTCTTGTACTTTCGCGGACAATTACGAAACGTATTCAGCGCTGAATAGGTCAGCAGCGTCTTTTCGCTTGATTCGGTTTGTGTAATGAGTTGGGACATGGGTGCTTGGGGTTACTGTCTTGGGGTGCTTTTCTGCGTAAATCGATGCCTAGAGGAATTTCATCTCGTAGGTGTCTTGCTCCTCGATCGGAAGGCCGTTGAGGCGTTTTGCGCCTCGTTCGCGAGCGATTTGTGCTTCACTCAATTTCAGTGACGCATTGACTTGCGAGCACTTCTTGCAAATGCGATTGGCGGCACTCTTGGAGCGAAACGTTTCGTTGCACTTCAGGCACTTCCGATCACCGGGTTCATGGGGTAAAGGTCTTGTTGACATCGCCTGTGGATCTTTCAGCGAGGAGGGCGAAAAGGGGATGACAGATTGCGAATCAAACCGTGTCGACTGACTCAACCTCGAAGTTGCCTTCGCTGTCGCTGGTCACCAGATAATGCTGGTGCGAGATGTTGGCCACGAATCGGCTTTCACGGGGAAGTGCCTGGCGAATCGTAAGGCAGGATTCGTTGAACTCGTTGGAAGCGGCCTCAAAGCGTTCGACGGCTCGCAGGTATCGCTGCAAAGCTAGCGAGATAGTGACTCGCTGGTCGATATTCATGGCGGGTGCACTCATTGATTGGATGTCCTTTAGTTGTGTTGATTGAAAACTGGTCTTCTCTATCTGTTGGAATACCCGGTACCGGGGTGAATTGACGGTTACGATTCCAGATATCTTTCAAATCCTGCTTCTTCAAAGAGTTCGCGGATCTGCAGCATCCAGTCGTTGAGGGTGGTTCGAGGGATTCCGAGGTCGCGAGAGATCTCGGTGATTGAGTGGGTTTGACGACGACGGAGAACGTCTTGGAATTTTTCTGGCAAGGTGGACATGAACGTCGCCAGATCCATGCGCAGATCGTTGAGTTCCTCTTCACCAAGTCGACGTGCACGACCAAGCCGTCGATCTTGATCTTTGTCGTGTAAGGTCTGAGACATTTCGACCTGGCCACCGTCATCACCTCGAACGGTCTTGCTCAAGCTGACGCGGCCAGTTGTAGAGCGCTTAACAACGGAACGATCGCGAACGACGTTGGCCAAGTGGCGCTGGACCACGGTGCAGACGTACGGATACAGATGGCCCACAGATGGATCGTAGAGTCGCAGGCTCTTTGTTGCCCGGACGTAAACTTCCTGGACCAGATCGTTTCGATCTTGCTGAGTGAAATCAGACTTGGCGATTAACTTGCCGACCTGCCGATGAATGACGCTGCGAACGAAATTGTCGTCACCAAGGTTGATGGGTTGGTTGTCTGACAT